GTCGAACCTGCATCCTCCGAGATTTGCCGTCTCGTGCGTTCCTGTTCCGCTACCCGACAAACCATTATTCAGCCTTAACCACACTACCCTTATCCACCAGCAGTATGTAATGCGTTCCAATTAATTTAGTCTCCAGCAGTCCCGGCTGGTTCCTTTTGTTCCGGATGCCATCATAAACGGCACCAACCGTAACCCCTCGCAGGTCGGCGTAATCTTTAATTGACATTTCAGCAGTCTGAAGTGCTTTGTTTTGGTAATCTACTTTTTCCATATTTTACTTTTTCTTTATCTACCTGTAAATAATATCTATTCCCGACCCTTACCACTTCAAATACACCCGGCATGTAATGGCCGTTCCTGATTGCCTTTCTGACAGCCCGGCTACTAATGCCTCTTAAAATGGCATATTCGGCTATGGTGGTTCGTGTCATTTAATTAGTTCCGAAATGTAAAGGTATAAAATTTTTGTGTATTTCCTAAAATAATTTTACAAACGTGGGTAAAATATACGAATACAAGTCGCTACAATTGGAATTTAAGGACATAGATGAAAAAACTATGTCCGTTGCAGGCTACTTTTCCGCTTTCGATAAAGTTGACTCTTATAACGAAGTAGCGGTTAAGGGTTCTTTTAAAAAGTCATTGGACGAAAACCGAGACCGCATAAAGTACCTGTTAAACCATGATGTAACAAAGAATCTGGGACCTTTAAATGAGCTGATGGAAGACGATTACGGCCTATTTTACCGGGCAACGGTTCTACCTACCACATTCGGCAAAGACTTTATGGTCATGGTGCAGGGCGGCGTAATCAAAGAACATTCGATTGGTTATAAGGAAATAGCAAGCCGCCAAGAGGGTAATATTAAATACATCACCGAACACAAGTTAATGGAAGGTTCGGCACTCACAGGCTGGGGCGTTAACCAATATACACCAATGGTTAAAAGCGCGGAGCAGGCGCAAGACAGGATAAAAGCATTAGAGGCGTTTTGCAAGAACACAACCGCAACCGATGAAACTATTCAACTTTTAATGTTAGAAATAAAGCAGCTCCACCAGTTACTTATAGATACCACTCCTGCCGCTGTTAAAGCACCGGAGCCGGAAAAAGTGAAAGGTTTGGACTTGCAGGCAATAGCACAATTATTTATCACAAATTAAATTTTACACGATCATGGAAGACATGAATAAAGTAATCGTTGATGGATTAACCGACCTTAAAGCTAAGGTTGCCACTTCAGCGACTAAAGACGAATTAACAAAAGCCGTTGCAGACGCAACCGCTGATATGGCAAAAAGCGAAGACCTTTTAGCCATCCAAAAGACCGTTAATGAACTTAACGAAAAAGCCGGCCAATTCGACGCAAGCCGCAAAAAGGCAAAAGGCACGCTGGATCAAATCAGCGATGCCATCGGCGACAAGCTGAAAGGTAACACAATGGAATCAACCAACGTACCTTTCACAAAAACCGCTGGAACCATGACCGCAGCGGACGACTTGACCGGTTCAACCGTTTTAACTTACAGGCCTGGCGTTGAAGCCAATCCAAACCGCAGGATTCACTTCCGGGATTTGGCGCAAATTATTCCTTCTGGTACCGGTACCTATTCATGGTACATTGAGCGTGCAAAAGAAGGTGCAATTGCGTTCCAAAGTTCACACGGGGTTAAGAAGAGCCTAATTAATGCAAGGTTTGAACAAAAAAGCGTTACCGCAGAATACCTTGCTGGCCTTGCACCTGTTGCAAAACAAATGATGCAAGACTTACCTTTTCTTCGTGGCTTTATGCCGCAATTCATGGTTTCGGAATACCTGAAGCAAGAAGATACCGAGTTCTACGCTGACCTAATTGCAGTAGCAAGCGGCGACGACGAAATTCCGGGCGCAATTACTTCCAACGTGGAAAAAATCATGGGTTGGGTAACCAATCTTCGTGCGGCTGATTATGAGCCTAATGGCGTGGTAATGAATCCTGTTGACGTGTTTTCGATATTCATCAACAAGGGCGCAACAAGCGGAGACTACACATTGCCTCCCGGCGTTGTGGTAGCCAATAACGGTGGAATTTCCATCTACGGTTTGCCTGTTTACCAGACCACCTTTATACCTGTTGGTAAGGCGTTGGTAGGCGACTGGAATCGTGTTGGAATTGTACAGGTTGATGGCCTTGCGGTACTTACCGATGACCGTGGCGACAACTTCGATAACAACACCGTTACATTTAAAGCAGAGGCAAGGGTGGCACTGGCCGTCCTTCGTACCGATGCTTTCATTTATGGTGACCTTTTGGTTAGCGCATAATTTTCAGTTTAGGGGTTAATAGACACCGCCTCCTTTTTAGGGGGCGGTTTTTTTTATTTGGTAGTGTGAATTAGACTACATAATTTTGTAGCTAAATTAATCTATTATGGGATATTTGGTAGGGTTTATAGTTGCCATGATAACAACTATATTTTTAAGTTGGTTAACTGACCATCTTACTTTTTCGGTCAATCAATGGTTTGTGGGATGGGTTTGCTGCATGTCCTATTTTGTGTCAAAAGATTTTTACGATACATTCATAGCAAAAAATAATACTTATGCAAAGAGAAATTAAGTTTAGGGCTTACAATATGGACAATAATAAAATGTACCATTTTGGGTTATTTGATTTGGACGAATATTATCTGATACAAGAAGGCTTAATTATAGAAGCTATGCCAATAATGCAATTCACCGGCCTTCAAGATAAAAACGGCAAAGAAATTTATGAAGGGGATATTGTTCAAACGCCTTTCGGTCATTCTTCTGTTGAGTTTTCGCATGGTGTATTTGGGCTAAACCATGATTTTTTAAACCCTGAAAAAAAGACTATGTTAGGATCATGGGGTCAAGAACATAATTTAAGGACATTAGATGATGGATATTATAAAGAAATAGTAGTCGTTGGAAATATTTACGAAACCAACCTTATCGCATGAGTACCGCAGTCTACCGCCTTACCGCCTTTACCGGGGCTGACTTAGCTTACAAACACCTATCCGACCTACTTAATACACCACTATTCACCGGCAAGCCTTCGCAGGGCTTCGATACCGTTATTTGCCCGGCGATGTTGGCAGGTAGTGTAAAGGCCAAGCGTATAATAGCCTGCCTGCACCGTGACGAGCCGATAAGGGCTAAATGTGATGCGGTAATATATTGCTCCGAATGGCTGCAAAAGAAATACCCTGTTAATGTTCCAAGTATGGTATTTAGGCCGGTCAATCGGTTGGAGCCGTTAAAGGATAGGGCCTATGTGGGCCATCAGGTAGGGTTCATCAACCTAAGCATGAGCAAGGGCGGTCATTGGGCGAATGATTGCGGAGTGCAGGTATTGGCACTTGACAGGGCGGTAAGGCGTTCGGTTGGCAATGTAACTATATTGCCTTACATGCCCGATCCTTTACCTTTTTATAATTGCATATCCTACTTCTGCCTGCCATCCCGAAGCGAAGGGTATAGCACCGTTTGCCTCGAAGCACTCAGCCAAAGCCTGCCGATTATCGCAACCGACATACCAGGCATTAGGGAAGTTTGCGGGGATGCTGCCTACTATATTAGCGACAAGGCGCAAATCAAAACGGCGGTAAAGGAAATAGGGGCAAACTATCAGGCATGGAGTGCAGCGGCGTTTGCAAGGTGGGAAAAGATAAAGGGGTTGAATGATTTGGAACAACTAAAACAATTTATACTATGAAATCGAATGAGTTAAGGGTTGGTAATTGGTGTCAATCCCCATACGAAGAAGGCCCATTTAAAATTGATGCAGAACACATTTTGCACATTGAGCAAGGTATGGACGAATGCTCTATTGTAGGCATCCCATTAACGCCTGAAATATTGGTAAAGGCGGGGTTTGATAACAAAAGTTCAACTACTGATTATATTTTTCAGTATGGAGATTTTATAATTGGTGGCACACAAAAAAGGCTATTCCCGTGCGTATGGGGTGAAGATGGATTGCAAGATTACGGCGACCTTATAGAGTATGTTCACCAGCTTCAAAACCTGTATTTTGCATTAACAGGTAAAGAACTTACCTTTGATTTATGAATCGAATAATTTCCATCTTTTCAAAGCTGCAAGACTACGCAGCGGAGCCGGTTACGGTGGCTGATTTAAAGCTGTATTTACAGATTGAAGGCGACGCCTACGACGCTCAATTAGCAGCCTACATTAAGGCGGCAAGGGGCTTAGTTGAGCAAGCCGCAAACATAAGCCTGACATATAAGGACGTAACTACCAAGGCGACACTTACCGGGGCGTTCCGGTTACCGTTGGCACCTGTTTTCTTTGTTCTTGATGTGTACCGGCGCAAATGCCCTGCGATAATGGAACCGATGGCAGAAGGTTACGATTACTATCTGGACGGCGACACATTTTACCCGGTACTAATTGGCAAGGAGTGGAAAATTGAATATACGACTACTGCCGAAACCAATACCGAATTAGCCGAAGCGGTCAAATATCAGGCAGGCCACCTATACACTTTCCGGGATGATAAGACGGCAGAGGCGTGGGATAGTAAGGCGGTGGCTATTGTTGATGCTTATAAAATTGGAAACTATTAATGACAGCACGAGAACAAATAACAGTGTATACAATCATTCAAACGGATGACGGTTACGGCGGCACTACTGAGGCACTTGAGGTCATGTATTTAGCTCCCACATGGGCCAATATTAAAGTTAATAATCAATCCCAGGTTTCATTTGGAGCATACCAGCCTGCTACCGACTTCACACTGGAGGTAAATTATAAGCATGGGTTCACATGGCAACCTGAAATGGTAATTAGCTCCGCTTTGTACGGCTTTATGAAGGTGGATAATGCCTTTGAAACAATCCGCCTCCGCAATGTCAGGGTGAACGCAAACAGATTAGATAGGGACGTATGGCTTTCAGTATAGACATAAAGGGGGATATTGCCAAAGAAATCGGGGCGGAGTTTATTCGCCTCAAAGATGATATTGAAGAAAGTTTGGCACGTAACATGGGCGAAGCTGCAAGGGTGGTTAATGCTAAACTGCCGGTTAATAAAAAAACAGGATTTGGCGGTTTTCTCAAATCAGGCTTTCAATTTCAGCAGGTAAATGATTTTGAATATATTTTTGAAAACCCGATTAAATACGCTCCATTTGTTGACTTTGGTACCGGTTCGCAGGTTCAAATTCCGGCGGGCATGGAGGCTTTTGCAAAGGAGTTTTACCGAACCGGAGATGGCAGAATGAGGGCGCAACCACACATGACCTATGTAGTTAAAGAATATTACGAGAAGTTTCTGAATGAATTAAAGCAATTAAAATGATTGACCCAATCCGCCACATAAGAAAAGCAATTACCGACTATTTTGCTGGCACCTTTATCGTTTATGATGGAATAGCAGACCCAAAAGGCGACTTCCCAATGGTTGTCCTTACCTCAATTGCTTACGTCGAAAATGGCGCCAAACACTGCACTGCCTATGCTGCTACGGTTGACCTATCAATATACAATGACGCAGCGGTAAGGGGTGGTAATTTGGTGACCGATACGCTGAGCGATAACGTCTTGACGTGGGTGGGCGATAATTCGTTTTTAGTTCCCAACTTTGCAGTTTTGAATAAGCAGGTGCAAAATAGTTCGACAAGCGTTGTAAATTTGTTCAACCGAATATTATATCGGCGACAATTTACAATCTTAATCGAACTATCAAATGGCTAATACACCAATCAACACGAAATTACTCAAAGTATTTGTAAAGGAATACACCTTAACGGCAAATGTTTTTATTCCGGCTTTATGTGAGCTTGCCAGCGAATTGCAGGACGCTTTTAATGAGGTTGACGCCACCAGTAAATGCGGTTCTTTTTTCATGCAGGGTAACCAGGATAACAGCTTTAGTTTGACCTTGCAGCACCTTGAAGAGGGCAGTTACAACCCTACCACCGTGTTCACAGCAAAGGAATTTAAGGCCGCAAAGGATGCAGGTACCATTTTGGAAATACTAATTGCGGACGATGCCATCACCCCTACAATCTTTGCAAGGGAGTTTGATGTAACGATACTTTCCACAAATAGCAGCTTCCCAGAAGAGGGAGCCGCCACTTGCGCGGTTGAAATGAGAATTAACGGCAACATTGTTGACCCGCTGTAAAATAGCATGAGGTTGGTTTTTAGGGCGTGGCATTAAACTGCCGCGCCTTTTTTTTATCCTGTTGTAAAATTTTATTTATCTTTGGCCTTATGACATACAAAATCGGAAACAAAGAATTTGGCGTGCATCTGGGCATGCTATTTCAGGAAGCATATTTTGAGGCGGTTGCAAAGAAGGTCGGCAGCGGTTCATTTACTGCCACTAACCTTATCGCCTTCGTTATCTATTTTGGTAACATTAACCACAGCGAATTGAACGACCTGCCGGCAGCCTTTAAGTCATTAGGGGAAGTGTACCAACTTCTGGAAGATAACCCGGTTAACGATGCTTATCAGGCCTTAACCGAGCAGTACAATAAGAGCCAGGCGGCTAAGGTTATAGCTGACATAAACAAGGGCGTCGAAGATAAGACGGCAAAAAAAAAGCAGACCAAGTAGCACTACTCAGGCGTTATGCCTACGGTGAATTGAAGCTAAAGCCCTGGGAATATTACCGCCTCACCTACGGCCAATTTCAGGAAATGCAGGCGGCGCACGAATATGCCAAGCAATGCGATTTATCCTACCAAAGGCAATTTGCCTTTATTCAGGTATTACCCCATGTAAAAAAGAACAGCCTAAAGCCGGAACATATTTTACCTTTACCTTTGCTTGACAGTCCAAGCGGCGGCGGCACCTTCTCCCAAGAATGGACGGCGGCGCAACTTGAGTATGCAAACAAATTAAAATTACGGAGAAATGGCGGCGGAATTTAAAATATTGGTAGGGGCTGATTTGGATGCAGCGGTAAAGTCTATTAATGATTTTGTAAAGACTACTAAGAATGGTTTTGCAAATGTTGATGGGGCAATTATCGCATCTACCAATGAATTTAAAAGGTTACAATCCCTACTAAGCAAGACCGAAGACCCCCGAGCTATATCTGTTTATCAGAAACGCCTACAAGACCTTGCAGCCACATTAAGCACCCAAATACCACCTGCAGCGGCTAAGAGCGCAGCGGCTTTGAATAATGTAAATAAAGCGGTTGCAAATGCCAATCCGACATTAACAAACTTTGGGCGTGTCGTTCAGGATGCACCTTTTGGAATTATCGGTATAGCTAACAACATTGACCCTTTAATATCTTCGTTCCAATCTTTAAAGGCTTCGACAGGTTCAACCGGGGCGGCGTTAAAATCCTTGTTTTCTGCCCTTGCCGGCCCTGCTGGTATAGCAATTGGAGTGAGTGCAGTTACCTCTGCCTTAATCGCTTTTGGGCCTCAAATAAAGAACTTTTTTGCAGGCACATCAGCACTTACAGAAGAGCAAAAAAAGTTTAATGAAGAATTGCAAAGTGCAAAGGCTTCCGCTATTTCAGTTGGCGTACAATTACAGGCGTTGACCAAAATAGCAGGAGACGCAAGCCAAAGCGATAAAGTAAGAACCGAAGCATTAAGGCAGGTAAATAAGGAAACAGAAAAGTATGGAGTTACAATTACTCAAGCCGGTATTGCATCGGGGGAAGCCTCAAAATTTATTGACAAATTAACCGAATCATTAGTTCAGCAGGCAGTTGCGGCAAAGTTTGCGGATAAGGTCGCAGAACTGAAAGTAAAAGAGATTGAATTAACAAAAGAATTAGCTAACATAACAAAAGAGGAGGCTTTAGCTAAAGAGGCTTTAGGTAGGTTAAATAGAGATAATGCAAGTGAAGCAATAATAGCTCAACAGGTAGAATTATCGGCTATAAGAAATGCAAGACGGAAAATCAGCGCAAATAAGGAATTGGCAACAGCTCAAAGGGTATTGACTGATGCGCAGGATTTATTCAATACATCATTGAAAGCGTCTTTGGAACTTACCAAAGTACCACCTCCGCCTCCGCCTACGCGAGATGCCATCAAAGCCATTAAAGACTTTGGCAGCGCAGCAGAATCAGCCGGCTTTGATTTAAATGAACTTTTTGCATCAATTGGAACCTTCACCACAGGGCAGGAAAAAGCAGTTAGGGTTACAACCGAATATTCATCGGCCTTAGTAGCTTTAGGCAGGGCGGCGGATGCGGCTTTTTTAGCCCAAGAAAAAGCGTTTTCAATTAATAAGCAAAAGGCGATTACCGCAGAAATACCAACAATAAGCGCAACCGGGCGCGGCCCTGCTAAGGCTGCATTAGAGGCAAGCGATGCGTTCTTTAAAAGAGGTGATGAAAATTTAAAGAATTTTGATGCCAAAGTTGCACTGGCAAGCGAAAACTTAACAGGTTTATTCACCGGTGCTTTTCAGGCATTAAGTCAAGGTGAAAGCCCTATTCAGGCAATTACACAATCTTTAAAACAATTGATTGTAAGGCTTGCAGCGGCAGCAGCAACGGCGGCGGTACTTAGCTTAATATTAGGAGGTATAACAGGCGGCGCACCTGTTATAGCAGGGGCGGCAAATAACAGCTTTGGAGGTATATTTAAGAGCCTTTTAGGCCTTGCTTCCGGCGGCATCGCATCCCGGCCAACACCTGCCCTAATCGGCGATGGCGGACCCGAGGCGGTTATACCCCTTTCTCA